CGCATGTCTCGCGCATGCGGCCTATGCCACCGCCAAACGAGGCGGACATGCGCAGGGCTTGTTCGGGGGTGAATCCATAGAGGTCGGCGTAGGCGGCCACCACGGACTGTGAGCAGTTGAACCCTTCCTTAAAGAGGGATACAGCTTTGGCAATTCGTTCTTCGTGAGTCATCATATGGAGCTTCTGTTATTGAATTTTGCCGCAAAGATACGCTTTTCCTCCCAATCGCAAATGATTTTATCGAAAAAGTCACGTTTAGTTATGAAAAAGGCGAGTAAAGTTATCTATTATTCGATAAATATCACTAATTTTGCGTTAAAACGCTCGCGGCTCGGCCCGATGAACTGTCGCTGCGGGATATGGATTTGCAGGGAGGTCTTCTTGGTGAGGGCAAGGCGCTTCCACATGGCGGCCTGCTCAGCGTCGGCCAACTGTGTGGCCATCGACTTGCGGCTCTTCTTGCCGGTGTCGCTCTTCTTGTTGCCGGAAGCCTCGTAGTATTTGGCCCAGGCATAGCGCTTCATCTTGGGCGTGACGCTGACGTGGATGGTACCGCCCTGGTTGTGGATGGCGGCATAGGGCAGGTCGTTGCTGATGGTGACGCTGGCGTTGCCGGGCGTGTACTTGATGCTACTGAAGAGGTGGCGGCGGGACGAGAGCAGCGGGCCGTATTGCGAGGCGGCGTTGTTGTAGCCGGAGCCTTGGCGTTTGGTGTCGGGCCACTTGTGGACGCCACCGTTCACGAAGCCGCCTTGGCGGAAGTTCTCTTGGAAGTGATCCTTCGCCATGCGGCCTACGATGATGGGCAAGCGTCGTCGAGCAAGGTTCTCGAGTTCCCTCTGCTTCGATTTTAATCGGTTTATAAACTCTTTTTCGTTCATTTCGATAAAAAATTTCTCTAAATTGCTTGGCTTTCAAATATTATTCGTATATTTGCAACGTAAGGATGTGGATTGATTCCTAATGGTTGCTTTTTGCGCAACGCTGGACAATCCTTCATCCTTATTTTTTTGATTCTTTTGGTGTAACTTTAAATGCATTATATAGAGCTTCAGCCCTGCCCTTGAAAATTTCGGTTTTAATCCTCCACTTTTCTCCGTTGATGACTGCATTATACCAATAATATCCAGTAACTCCACGATGGATTTTCTTGATGATATTCTTTCTATCTTTGGGGTCATCCATGTTTTTAACCTCGCCCAAAGAACTAAAGCAATCGGGGACAAGGTCTTCAAGATATTCAGTGATATGATTGAATATATCTGCCTCTTCCTTATTCCGAGAATGATAAATGCCCCTTTCAACAGACTTCTTTGTTTGATAGAAAATACCGGTGCTTAATTTGTTACACTTAATGCGCAATGGCGTTTCATTAGCCTTCACGATATTTTCTCTGTATTCCTTCATATTTACAGGAGCGTTTCTACCAATCTCCGTATCTTGCTTCATTAATTTATTCACGGCCTTCTTTGCTCCAGGATAAGCACCGCTAATATAGGGATGATTGTCAGAGAATAGTTTCCCGTCCACCCCCGGATTGTTCTCCAGTCCATTCTGTGGCATATCGGAGGATGTAGCGTCCGGAATCTGAGTGACTGGTTCATCGGTAGACGAGAGCGAGCACTTGCAGTTCCAGCGATCACCAGGGCGATGGTTACTCCAGAACGGGTCGCTGATGGGGCGCACGGTACCCCAGAACACACGATGGTCGGCACCCGGATGAACACTTGTGCTCGGCATCCACTTCAAGTTGGGCAGCACGTCCTTCTCGCGTTCGAACTGTTGCCAATCCGCCGCCTGATGGGCGCGAATCACCGCCGTGTCGTACTCCGTCTGCAGCCAGCGTCCCACCTGGTGCGTGGCGATGCTTTGAACGTCGTTCGACCACTGTTCGAATGTCTTCAGTTTGCCGTTCGAATCAAGCAGCATGCGGGCCATGTCGTTCTGCATGCGGTGCACCTTGAAGGCAGAGAACACATCGGTGTTGTGCTGCAGCTGCTCATAGAATGCCTCGTTGGTGTCCGGCATGTTCGGTTCGTCATAGCCCTTGGCCACCGCCTCGCGCAACACCGTGCGCACCTGGTCCCACATATCCGGGTCAATCTCCTGCTTGGGGTCGAACTTCCCCTCATAGAGACGTCGGAGGAACTCCGTCATCATCTCCTCGGTGAATCCGAACGACGCGCTGGCATCTTCCGCCTTCGCCTGCAGGGGCGAGATGGTGTCGCCCATGTAGTCGATGTCGTCGAGGTCGGGCAGGTCGTCGAGGTCGGGCAGGTCGTAGAGCTCGTTCATCACCAGTCTAAAGCCCCGTCTTCTTGCTGCGGGGCGACTGCGAAAAAATTCTGAGCACGGTTCTGCGGATTCACGCCGAAGGGGCTGAGAAGACGGTTCTTCTCGGTCTGCTCCAGGAGCTCCTTCTTCAGGCGGTCGTACTCGTCCGGCTTGTCGATGCTCAGTTGCTCATAGAGGTAATCGTCGTCCATGGGGAGTTGGAACACCGTGCGAGCCTTCTCGAGGATGGCAGCGCGGTTGGTTGTCTCTGTGGTATCCTTGGGCTTGGCCACGGCAAACTTGCCGCCGCGCGTGTTTATGCCCAGCGATGAGCCGTCTTGGCCAGGATGCCCAAAGGCTCCTTGCTGCGGATCATCAGCAAGTCGGGATACTCGTCGAAGCTGGTGCCTGTAATATCCTCCTGGCGGTGTCTGATCTGTCGCAGCACAGGGTCGACATGCTTGCGGGGCACCATGTAGTACTTCACCCAGCCATTCTCGTCGAGGTAGAACTGCACCAGGGTGAAGCCCCAGAACAATGAGTCGAGGGCGTCATCGATGAAGTTGAGAAACCAAGGGCTGTCAATTTGGTCCATGATGGTCTCGTCCACCTGTCCGTCGCGCAGGAAGGTGAACGGCAGGCTCAGTACACCCGCCTTGCGGTGCTCGATGTTTCCGGACAGATGGGTGTCGAGCAGCGTGTCGGCATAGAGGTCATAGAGTTCAAAAAAAGTAGAAGATAGTGATGATGAAGTAGAAAGCGATATTGAAACACTGTTGGGTATTGCGATGGGGTGCGTGGGGATGAGTATGGATGACTTTTGCCGATGCCCCCCCCATCTGAATTTAGTCAGGTGTGGAAATGTCACCTTCAGCAGGAAACCAGACTGGAGCACAGGCTTGGGAACGCAGCCGGTGGGTAGCCACCTGCATGGTGCAGCCCTACTCGAAGAAGTCGCTCGGGGTAAAAGAAATCGCTGTGTTCCCATGGGAAAAAGAAGAGCCGACCAAGCAGAGCGCCAAGCCGGCTATGAGCACAGAGGAAATCAAGGCAAGGTATAAGGATGCCCTGAAGAAGTTTGGATTCAAATAGAACGCTTGTACTTCTTGTCATATTTCACTCTCCAGGTTGGTGGTGTTCTATATAACCAATGATAGCACGAGCAAAGACTATCCAAAAGATTATGACACCATAGCAAAATACCTTTAAGGCAAGTGGATGATGTAAAAAGAACTCTGTCATACGCTATTCATTTTTGCAAAGTTAGTGATTTAAATCAAAAAAACAATGGATAATTCAGTAAAATTTAAAATAGAGCTTGAAACTAATGGGGAGAAGGTGTTATCAACCCTTCGAGTTGATACCACCATGGCCCAGCAAATGGGCATCCAGTTCGACGCGGCAGCCATCAAGGCGGCGGGCGGCATGCGCAACTTCCTCCGGCAGTTGGACAGTGAATTGATGTATTCCAGAAGTTGCAGGAGGATTTTGTCATTCTACTTCGGCCTTCACTACATAATATCCATTTCCCCACTTGGTATGCACGCGCTTACCCATAGCCGGCAGCATTCTGCAGAACGCATGGGCGGTGACACCACGCAGCACACTGCCTTCCGCCTTCTTCAGAGCCTTGAAGATTTCGGTGGCGTTCATGAATACGACACCTTCCTCGGTTCTCTCGGCGAAGCGGAAGTGGCGATAGAAAGCCTCTTCCTCTACGCTGGAACGGTAGTACGGGCGGTTGTTTTCCTGGATTTGCGCTTCCTCTTCCTTTTTAAAATAGGAGCGTGCACCATTCAGGAGTTCTGACTTCAGCTGAGCTTAGAGCTGGTCGTATTCGATGGGCGTCTCACAGTCGATGGCCTCGTTGATTTCCAGACAGATGAAGCGGCGGCTGCCCGTCTTGTCCACGAGGAGGTCGCGGCGGTTGCTGGTGCCGATGAACGAGGCGATGCGGTGCAGTGGGGTGCTGGTCTGGGCATACGCTCGCTTGATGTTCAGCGCTTTCTGCTGCATCAGGTTCTTCAGCAAGGGCATCTTCTTGGCGGTGAACTTGTCGAACTCATCCAGGTTGATGAGGCCATAGTCGGCCAGTTTGCTTTCGCAGCCGGCGGGACTGGAGAGGTCGAAACTCTCCGTGTAATAGCGCTGGAGTGGGGTGGGGAGGAGCAGTCGGCAGAGGGTGGACTTGCCCAAGCCTTGCTTCTCGCTGATGAGCAGAGGGGCCACGCAGTTAGCACGGTCGTTGGCGGAGACGTGGTGCATCCACTGGGCTACTGCGGACAGCATCCAGCGATGGCAGGCAAAGTCCACCCACACCTTGTTGCACGAGATACGCTGGGCCAGCGGCGTTATGCGGTCCTTGCCATCCCATTCGGGGAGATTCTCGAAATACTGAATAAAAGGATGGTATTCAT